GAAAAGCCTGATATATCAGTAATTTTAGAGCACTACGGCGCCCGAGTACCAACAAGACATGGGTGGTTCTCTATGAAGTGTCCGTTCCATGACGATAGACATAACAGTGCTTCAGCGACAAGAGATGATAACGCTTTCTGTTGTTTCGCATGCCAGATTAAAGGTGATGCGTATGCTATAATTATGGCTAAAGAAGGGGTGGGATTCCGTGAAGCAATCGACATCGCAAAGAGAATCTTTAATGAGAGCGGCAAAGTATTACCACAGCGCTCTCGGAGAAGCGGAGGATTACCTCGCAGAACGGGGAATCACAATGGAGGCAGCGGAAAAAGCACGCTTGGGCGTCGTTTTAGACCCGCTCACGGGGCATGAGCAATATATCAACAGATTGGCTATCCCGTATCTCACAAAGTCAGGCGTTGTTGATATTCGATTCCGAAGCCTCGGACATGAAGAACCGAGATATATGGGACTTACAGGTGCATCGACTCACTTGTATAACGTGGGCGCGTTTTTCCGTGCATCGACATACATATGTATATGCGAAGGTGAGATTGACACGATTACATTGGATTACGTGTGTAATATTCCTGCGGTTGGCGTTCCTGGTGTCAATAATTGGAAGAAACATTACACTCGGCTCCTTTCTGACTTTGAAAAGGTTTTCTTGTTCGCAGATGGAGATAATGCAGGAACTGAGTTCGCTAAATCTCTATCCAGAGAGTTGTCTTCACTTACCATCATACAAGCGCCGGAAGGCGAAGATGTAAATTCTATGTACAGAATACATGGTGCTGATTACTTCAAAGAAAAGATTGCAGGTGCTCAATAATGTTGATGCCTGAGAACGATGGATTCTTTGTCTGTAAAGCAGATGACTTTAAGACAGATAATCTATTCACATATATGGACCATTTTGGTGTTGAGTATGACTGGATGGTGCGCTTAAATCCTAAGTTCACCCTTAACTTATTCTCGTTCTTAAGCGAAATGTCTATACTTCTAGATAGAGGTGACATAGATGATGCTTGGGAACACCTACAGAGTGTTGTATTGCTGCTAATAAATGCTAGCGGTGAGGACTTTGATGAGTTTATTGAAGAGGCTCAGGTTATTGCTGGGTCTGTAGATATGTTCGAACAGATAGAAAGATATCTAGATGACGAAGAACCTAAATGACATAGAGCCATCTACGTTTGAGATAAACGTGATGGAAACCTTTAATGAACTAGAAGACTTGCTTCTTCAAAAACACTACGATTACGGACCACGAAATATTGCGGATGCTCCGGGTGGTGCCATCAATGGTTTGCGAGTTAGAATGCACGACAAGTTGGCTCGCATTAACAACCTATACGAAAATGACATAACTCCTGAAAACGAATCCTTCGAGGATTCCTTCAAGGACTTGGCTAACTATGCAATAATTGGATTGCTAGTTCTTAGAGGAAAGTGGGACAATGATTAAGAAATTCGGACCTTACAAAGGAAGTAAACAAAATGGAGGAAGACCAATCTACGTCTTCAAACGAAAGAAGAAGGATGGAACAGTTGTCACTACTTCTTCTAATAAAGCCCGGGTGGATTACGAAGAATCTACTGGAAAATCTTTACCGAGAAAAAAAGAAGTAGACCACATCAACAACAAGGGACGAGCAGGAGATGACCGTAAGGGCAACCTTCGTGTTGTTTCCAAGTCAAAGAACGTCGCTATGGAAAATAAGCGCAGAGCCAAAAAGAAGCCTGCCAAAAAACGAAAGAAGAAATAGTGGCAAAGAAAAAACATAACGTAAAGCGTGTAGTAGTCTTATCAGACATACAGGCTCCTAGCCACGATGCTAGAGCCATCACAGCATTACAAGATTTCGTCTACGACTTTGAGCCAGACGAACTATACTGCGTTGGTGACGAGGCGGATAGTCCTGAACCATCTCGTTGGAATAAAGGTAGAGCAGGCGAATACGCTAAGACTTTACAAGCAGGATTAGACAAGACATCTGCTATTATGGAAGGGTTCAAAGATGTTCTTGGAGATAAACCTTTCCACACTATGAGGAGTAATCATGGAGACCGAATTGACCACTACATCTCAAAATACGCTCCAGCACTTGCAAGCCTCCGCGCTTTGGAATATGAGGAATTGCTCAGATACCGTGAACTCGATATTACGTATCACGATAAAATCTGGCAGTTTGCCCCAGGATGGGCTCTCGCTCATGGAGATGAAGGGTCTCTTATACAAACTTCGGGCGGAACTGCGCTTAACCTTGCGAGACGTATCGGATTATCTGTCGTATGTGGACACACCCATCGTCAGGGCATCCAGCATTACCATGTCGGATACAACGGACGGATTAGTGCAAGACTCTTTGGAGTTGAAGTCGGACATCTAATGGATTTGAATAAAGCAGATTACCTACAGACGGGTGCTGCTAACTGGCAACAAGGCTTTACAGTTCTCTACATTCGTAGAAGTAACGTTACGCCTGTCAATGTTCCAATCATTGGTCGTTCCTTTACTGTGGAGGGTAAGACTTACGCATGGTAATAGAACGGTATGAGGGAATTGTAAACGGTATCGCTTACGAGTTTTCCCGTAAATACCACATGATTGAAGTAGCAGACATACGTCAAGAACTATGGCTGTGGTTCCTTACACACCCTAATAAAGTTACCGTATGGGAGAGTCTAGATGACAAACAGGCAGTTAAACTTATTGGCAGGTCTCTTAGGAATGCAGCCAAGGATTACTGTCAAAAAGAAAAGGCTCGAATTGTTGGGTATCATGTTGAGGATAACTATTACTATGACCGTCAGGTATTGGAAATACTTATCCCTGCTACTCTTAGAGGCGATTCTACTGCTCCTTCTATGGTTGATTTAGGATTTACTTCAACCAGGAAAGTAGCCTCTGAAGGTGGCAACTGGTTTGCCATGATGAGTGACATAGACAAGGCTCTTAAGAAGTTACCTGAAGACCAGTACAACATTCTGTACTCTCGCTTCTGTGATGGTCTAGATAATTCTGGTTTAGCATCTGAACTACAGATATCTGATGATGCTGCTAGAATGAGAGTCAACCGAGCACTAAACAGTTTGCTTAACTTACTAGGTGGTTCAAGACCACGAAGAGAACGAGACTATAAAGAAGGCGAAACCCATGGAGAATCAATCGACATTGAAGCAGATGCTGGAGACGTTGGAGACGAAGTTGAACGACAAGAGTTGGACTGATACTCAGGAAAAAGACTTCGTTAAACTTCTTGACGGCTTAGGCAAGTCCACTCATAGCCTTGCTACACGCACTTACATTATGGCTGACTTAATTGATAAATTTTATGAGGCTATCGTTGATTTATTTGAGATGACTGATGATTCGGCTACGTCTATTCCGCAAAACGGCGATGTCTATCCCGAGCCCAACACAAACCTTTCGGTGGCTGAGTGATTTGCGAGGTCTGCGCCATAGGTGCGTATCTTAACAAGAAAGGTGATGTTGCTGCGGTTGAATCGCATAAGTTATGTAAGGGTTGCGATTGCCAGCATAAGTTAGGAACTGGTTGGGTAAAGGTCATTAAAAAAGCCCCTACCGCCGAAGCGGTAGAGGCTTAGTGTACGATTATCGTACAGTTAGGCTATGAAACATTAACCCATTTCATGGCGGTCACAATTAAGTGGTCGTAATCGCCTGACATGGATTCAGAGATGTACTGTTGTACATCATCTTCCGATACGCCTTCTCTGCGGAGGGCGCTTGATACTTTTGCCATTACAGCAAAAGCATTTCCATCTTGTCCAGCCAAAGTGACTGTGACATTATCGTATTTAGGTGTCATTTTTTTCTTTCTGTACGATTATCGTACACTAGGGTTATAGGGCAAAGTATAGGAGTAGTCCAAAGACATTAAGAACACCGACAGTTATCCAAAGGATAAGCGCCACCTGTTCTCCTACACTTTCATAGGGTGCGTAGTCATCACCTTCGTACACTACTCACCCTCTCTCCTGAAGAAAGAAGATTCATAGGTATCAAGTATGAATAGGGGAGTGATACCTAGTTTCTTCTGTAAGTCGGAACGCTCTTTGATGTCAAGACCACCCCAAATACCTGATAGTCCTGAATACGCAAGAGCGTAATTACGACACTCCATCAACGCAGGACACTCATTACAAATCTTACGAGCCTTCCTAGCGTTAGGTGTGCGTGACCAAGACTTATCGTTCCCGATAGGTTCATCAGGAAACCATAAGTCAGGGTCATGTTCAGAGCATAGTGCTTTCTCTTTGAAGTCGGGCATGTGATTATCTATCATCACTACTCCCAACTGTACGATTATCGTACATTATCTTAGAGAACGCACATGCTTGACAATAAGCGTAATCGCTTAAATCATAGTTTGGCACTACTAATGCCACACCACATTTATAGCACTCACGCTGTGTGTACTGCGTTTTCATGCGACTCCTTCTCTAGCGGTAATTGTCCTGCTAGGGTTCGATACTCAATGGCTTTGAGTATCAGGGCAGAGTAATCGGTTAGCCTGCCCTCCGCTAATGCCTTCTCAGCACTAGCGGAATACATTTCTGCTCGCTTACTAAAGTAGTAAGGAGTTGGCGGTACGGGTTTCCATGGTTTCTTAGCCACGATTCCACACAGGCGCATAGACAACTTCGACAACAGTTTCAACTGTCATCTTATCTGCCCATGCTTGCGCTGCCTCCATGCTAGGAAACAATCCGTACGCAAGTGGCTCGTGCCAATGGTTAGGTGAACGAACCATAAAGCCACTAACTAACATGCCGTCTATCATGAGGTTAACCACCCTCCACCATGATACGATTCCGTACCTGTACGATAATCGTACGACTTGCTGGTGTGATAGCACATACATGTGAACTTAGTTTGCTCGCACATGTAGCAACTACCACACATGTAGCAATACTCTGTCACTCTTTGTTCCTCTGCTGTTGGATAGTCTATGAAATGCTCACAGACTTTACACTCCAGCCATGAGTTATCATCATCGGAATACACATAGTCGTATGCCGATAGATAACTATTCTTTTTGTCATAGTCACCACTTGTCCAATAGTCATACAGATAGCATGAACTATTAGACCACCATACACCTGTGCTATCTGCTGTACCTTTCTCCTCATGGAGTAGGTATAACTCGTGCTTGGCTGTGGGATTAACAGTTAAGAAGGCAACCTTAGAACCAGTAGTGAAATCCTCTAGCATGTTCCACACTTGTGGATTATCTAGGGCAGATACACCGCCGATAGTAGGCATTAAGTCCTCAGCAAAGATACGAGTATCGCTTCTGTCATCTTTGGGGTTCTCGATAACAGAGAGAATACCATTGTGGGCAAGATAGGTCTGCTCGTCATCTCCTACGCGGAAAGGGTGGCAGTTGTCTATCGTATTAGAGCCATGAGTTGCGTATCTAGCGTGCCAGATAGCGTAATTCTCAGGGTACTTGGCTCTATCCTCGAAGAACTTGTTGATACACTCATCAGCGTTCATAGTGCGGAATGTGAGTATCCGTTGTTCCTTAGGAATTGCTATCGCATAACCGAAGCCATGCGGATTGTTGAGTGCCGAGTTAACCAACTTGTCACGAGAAGGCAGAACATTAGGCGGTATAACACAGAGCATACACATTAGAGGTAGTTCCTTTCTGTACGATTATCGTACACTTTACTCGCTGTCATAGAGTTGTTCGCTTCTGAAAGCCTTCTCCATAGTACGGAAAAGATTTGGATAGTTATCCATGTTGGCATAGACATAACTGGAGAAAGCCAGCCATGTTAGCGATTTATTCTTGCCATTGACTTGTAGGTTGCGAGTGTACTCTACACCTGCGTGTACGAACTCAATAGCAGAGATAACAGTTTCAGGTATCAAAGAACCCTTGAACACACGAACTTCAAGAGTTTCGCTGTTGAAGGTATTGACAGCAGCATGTCTGCCACCTTCGGTATGTCCATACTTAACCTTGTTAAGGACATTACCCTTATCGGCAAAGTTCGCATACTCAGGACTATACCTGCCAGCAATTTTGCCAACCTGTCTATCGTTATCGTAAATAAGTTTTACGAAACGCATTTCGTGTGCTTGTCGTTGTCGTAAGAAATCGTCAAAGTCATCAAGACTTACTGATGTACGATTATCGTACGATACTCCGAAAGCGGCACGACTAACATGTACATGAAGCCCACAGGTACTCGTATTCCATGAGCGAAGCCCTAGTTCCGTGCGGAACTTAAGGAACTTGAACCATGGGAACTCTGTCCTGAAAGCGTCAAGCGTGTGTGGGTGCGTGACTATCTCGAAGCCATTGGAAAGAGAGCCATCTGATTTAAGATAGACTCTATCTCCGAGGTCATCTTGGACAATCTCGGCGCTACTGTGTCTGCTGTAATTGCCTCTACACTCGACTTCGAGTTCGACACCAAAGAATAGTCGTGTCTTGCCGTCATCTCCGTAGAATACAGGGTCGGGCTTGTGGTCGTATGGGTAGATAACTCCATCGTCATAATCATCTCTGTCGTATCTACAATCGTGTTCATCTCCCCAGTATTGTTCATCGCAATTACTACATGTGTACACATTGTTGTCGTAGCAAGGCTCACAGTAGGAACACCCGTCAAATGATGTTTCAAGTTCCGTATCTCGGTACGAACCACATGATTCACAGAAGAAGTAATCATCTTCAAGAGTTTCTCCTCTCTCTTGTAAGTATTGGTTTAGACATACTTGGCACTTGTCGTATCTGTTGATAGTTGTCATCTGACAATAGTTATCGTTGGTTAGGTTAGGGTTTCTACCTTCCCACATGTCCATTCTCAGAACTGTATCTCGGCAACATCTCGGAGTGACACTACAAGTCTTGTGAACCTGTACGATTATCGTACGATTATCAGCATACGCAGCATTTGTAATACTCGCTTCTGCCATTGGTCTTTGGCATGCGAAGCATTTTGGAGTGTTCAGCGTAATTGGGTAGTCGGTCATCAACACTTGATTTTCTAGAAGGTATCGAGCCTCTAGTTCCCTATCATCAGATAGAGAAGCAGAGTTGATGAGCGACCTAAGGTTGTAGGTATGACAGTTGAAGCATTGGACAAAGGAAGTCTTTCTCCAACTACTTTCGTCATCTCTATAACCATTGTCAGCAGTAGCGAGGCTATGGGTAAATAGCCAGTTATCTCGACTACAACTTGGGCAGACATCTAACTCGATTAGCGCCCAACTTGGTTGGTTTATCATTTCAGCCCCCTTGTACGATTATCGTACAGAGTTGCGAAGCGCAGACACCTTGTTGCGTAAGGCTTCGTTTTGTTCGATTAAACGCTTGTTAGCAGAAGCACTTGAAATGATAAGGGCTATTGACCCTACAAGTGCTATTGAGATAGCGATGATGTCTGTACTTTGTAAGTACATGGTTAGCCTTTCTGTTAGGGTATCCCTGTACGATTATCGTACGGGGGCGGTGGGTGTACGCCCAAAGGATTAAGCGCACACGCCACCTACGCAGGGTTGAACCTGCGGTAGGCATAGTATTTCACAAATGGGCTTAAAGGTCAAGTAAATCACGACTACGAATACGGCTGGAATTACGGCTACGGCTACGAGTACGGCTACGGCTAACAACGCGGCTACATCTAGCCTCCCGACCAACACAAACCAACACAAACCTTTCCGACACAAACTTTCCTTACCGACACAAACCAAAGGTGTCTTCGACACAAACTTTTTTCCGACACAAATTTTTTCCGCGCTGTACGAAATTCGTACACCGAGCCTAGACATGCCGAAACCCCCGCCCGAAATCGGGCGAGGGTCGGCGAGCCTAGAAACTAGGCAGACTTTTTGGAGATGACCGCAGGATGGTTGGCGCGTGCCGCCTTGTTCACGCCGTCAATGAACTTTGTGAATCTTTCCCAAGAATCCACATCATCAACCTTAATGTTTTCGAGTTTCTCGACACCTTTGAGGAATCGAGCAACTAGACCCGAAAGCGTGGTATCGCTCTCGCCGTTTTCCTTATCAGGAAGGTTAGCCACTTTCTTTGACAATTCAGCGAAAGTCTTTGAGCCCTTTGCCAATTCCTCGAAAGCGCCCTTTCCGCCAAGTTTACGGCAACCTTGAATCGTGACCGCAAAAATCTCTTTCAGAGTTTGCTCTTTGCCACCTGCCAAGTCTTCAGCGATAAAAGCGCTTCCGAAATACTGAGCCCAAGTCGAGCGAATCGTTGGTGCGCTTCCAGTTTCTTCGACTAACTGAATTGTAGCCTTCAAGCCTCGAACTGATAACTTTCCTGCTTCAACCTTAGCGCGAGCCTTAACCCAGAATCCGCGCTCTGCCACCATGTCGAGCGAGCCCTTTAATTCCGAGGCTAACTGAACATCAGCCATGTCCTCGAACTTTGTTTCTTTCTTTGCCATTTCTTTTCCTTTGTTTGAGGTTGAACCCCGTTGGCTCAACCACTAAGAGAATTGAATCATAAATCCCCCCAAAGCGCAAATCATCAGCCCTCGTGTCGTGTACGAATTTCGTACACCTAGCCCCCCCCACAGGCTTAGGCAGACAGCCCCCCAACACAAACCGAAGCGCATTTATTAGAACAAGTGTTCGAGTTAATAAATCGCGCTCGCTCGCTTCGCTCGCTCGAAAAAGATAAAGGACTAAAGGCAATTTCTCAAAGATGAAAAGCAAAAAACATTCGAGTCGCTTACGCGACCCCAGTTCTTTAATTCCCAACGGGAATTGTACACACTCTCCGCAAATAAAATTTTCCCAGTATTTGCTCCGAGTGTGCCCCTAATGTCCGTTTTATATGTAATCTAGGTAACATTTTTATAACAAAGCGTTCGTTTTAGTCTTTTGAACGGGTTAGTATATATGTAAGGATATGAGCGCTACTAACAAGCGAATATCCTTCCCGCTCGGCAGCCTTGGTGGCTGCCTCGCTTTTATATAGGGGGTAGCGAAGCGCCTGAAGGCGCTGAGCGAAGGGGGATTTATTATGGAGGTTTTATATGGCTGCTAAATCTGGTAAGGAACACCATAACGTAGCCAAGTTGCAAGAGGCTAAGACTAAGGTTTTGGATTTCGTCCGTCAAGGGCTAGACCTGCAAGATGCCCTAGCCAGGGCTGGCAGGAAACCCGACGTGATGAAGGACTGGCGGAAAGACCCCAAGTTTGTCAAAGAACTTGAATCTGCCAGGGAAGAAGGCGAGCGCACCCTCAGCATCGTCACAGGTGACGCTAAGTACAAGATAGGTTTTGAGCAGTTCTCGGCAGAGTTCCTTGACTCACCCATCTTCCCTCATCATAGGTCATGGATTGATGTACTTGAGGGGCGCGAGCCCTCTTGGCTCCATCCGGCTATGACATACGAGCCTGCCTCGGCTAAACGGTTACTGATAAACGTACCACCCGAGCATGCCAAGTCAACGGTCATCACAGTCAACTACTGTGTCTACCGAATTGCCATGGACCCTAACGTTAAGATTACGATTGTCTCTAAGACTCAGGAACGCGCTAAGGAGTATCTCTACTCCATCAAACAGCGGCTGAGTCATGAGCGGTGGAGTAAACTCCAAGCCGTCTACGGCAGCGCCGGAGGATGGAAGGAAGACGCCGATACCTGGAAGGCTGATAGAATCTATCTAAGCCGAGACTCCACAGAAAAGGACCCTACGGTCCAAGCATTGGGTATCGGCGGTCAAATTACTGGTGCCCGTTCTAACCTCATCATCCTAGATGACGTTGTGACTACCTCAAATGCCCATGAGTGGGAAAAGCAACTCTTGTGGCTACAGCGAGATGTAGTTACCCGTCTTGGTGATAACGGTAAACTTCTCATAGTGGGTACCCGAATCGCATCTAATGACCTGTACCGTGAGATACGCAAAGGCGAACATTGGACTAACGGTAAGACTCCTTTCACTTACTTTGCTATGCCAGCAGTTCTTGAGTTAGATGAGAATCCAGAAAACTGGGTTACACTATGGCCCAAGAGTCAAATACCGTGGGAGGGTTCAGATGAGGATATACTTCCAGATGAGAACGGACTATATCCTAAATGGGACGGACCAGCACTCTTTCGAAGAAGGAGTGAAGTTTCTGCGTCAGCCTGGGCATTGGTCTACCAACAGCAAGATGTACAAGAAGATTCTATATTTGCCCCTGCGTGTGTCCAGGGTTCAATCAACCGGCTGCGAAAACGAGGCACTCTAAAGCCTGGAGCAGTAGGACACCCTAAAGAGCGTGGTGCCTGGTATACTATTATGGGCTTAGACCCAGCGATGACTGGTAATACTGCAGCAGTAATCCTGACTGTAGACCGGAATACTCGTAGAAGATATGTTCTAGATGTCATGAATATGACAGACCCTACTCCAGCCAAGATTCAAAACTTGATTGAAGAGTGGGTACAGAAGTATCAACCACAAGAATTACGTATTGAGATTAACGCTCATCAGAAAGCCTACGCACTAGATGATGACTTGCGTTCATATCTGGCTTCTTCTGGAGTTAAGTTCTCTAGTCAGTTTACAGGTAAGAACAAATGGGACACGGCTTTTGGTGTTGCTGCTATGTCAGGACTCTTTGGCACTATACGCAACGGCGTACACCAAGGCGACAACCTTCTAGAACTTCCTTCTCAGGATACTTCAGAAGGTGTCAAGGCTTTAATCCAACAGTTGATTACTTGGAAGCCTGATACTAAAGGTAAGACAGACTGCGTGATGGCTTTATGGTTCTGCGAACTGCGGGCTAAAGAAATCATCGGCAATATGAATATAAATCAAAGTCACATAACTAACAGATGGGCTACTAGAAAACAACTCAATCAACG